ATGATGTTAAGGTGAAACCTGATTACGATAATAATGAATTCAATGTCACTATTACCTATGATATAGTTGGTATTGACGTTCTTTCTCAAAAATTAAACTTTGCACTACAGCCTACAAGATAAATGGCACTAGTAAACTTTACAGATTTAGATTTCGATCAAATAAAAACCTCATTGAAGGATTATTTGAGAGAAAATTCTGATTTTACTGATTATGATTTTGAAGGATCTAATCTTTCTAACATACTTGATGTATTAGCATATAATACATACATCTCCTCATACAATGCTAACATGGTTAGTAATGAGGTTTTCCTTGATAGTGCTACTTTAAGAGAAAACGTAGTATCATTAGCACGTAATATAGGTTATACACCCAGATCAAGGACTGCTGCAAAAGCAATAATTTCATTTTTTGTAGATACAACTGGATTTACCACTAAACCTGTCACTCTAACCCTTAAAAAAGGATTAGTAACTACTTCTGCATCAGTATTTGGTTCAGAAAGTTACTCTTTTTGCATACCAAGTGATGTAACAGTACCTGTAGTTGATGGAATTGCTACTTTTAATGATGTTACCATCTATGAAGGGACATTTTTAACTTCAAATTTCACTGTTTCTTCAGAAACACCTGCTCCACCTTCAAGATACACCTTAACAAACTCATATATTGACACTTCTACCTTAGAAGTGACTGTAAGAGACACTCAGGCGAGCACTTCTTCTAAAAAATACGTATTTTCCGACACTTTAATAGAAGTTACCTCCTCTTCTAGGGTATATTTTGTTCAAGAAATGGAAGATCAGAGATATGAGCTCATTTTTGGTGATGGAGTCTTTGGAGAAAAGTTAAAATCACTGAATTATATTGAAGTTTCCTATATTACCACTTCCGGAGAGGCAGCAAATGGAATTTCTTCCTTTAATTTTAACGGAAGACTAGTAGATAACAATAATAACCTTATAAGTAGAGGAATTTCAATACTTTCTACAGTAAATGAGTCTATAGGAGGTAAAGAAATAGAGTCTGTAGAATCAGTTAAGCGTTTTGCACCTAAAATTTACTCTACATTTAATAGAGCAGTAACTGCAGGTGATTATGAGGCATTAATTCCTAAAATTTATCCAGAAACTGAGTCCGTTTCAGCTTTTGGAGGTGAAGAAATGACTCCACCTCAATATGGAAAAGTTTTTGTCACTATAAAACCATTTTATGGTCCTTATGTTCCAGATTCTATCAAAGAAAACCTTAATCAGAAATTAAGGAAGTATTCTGTTGCTGGTATTGTAACAAAAATCTTAGATCTTAAATATTTGTATATAGAAGCACATGTTAATGCTTACTATAACCCAAGTTTGGCAGCAGATTCTAGTTCTGTAAAATCAGTAATATTGCATAATATTGATAAGTATGCAGATTCAGTAGAAATGAATAAATATGGTGCTAGATTTAAATATAGTAAATTTCAGACTGTTGTAGATAATAGTAACGATTCTATAACTTCTAATATTACTAAAATTGAAATAAGAAGAGATATGAAACCTACATTAAATCAAACTGCAGAATATGAATTATGTTTTGGTAATTCTTTTTATATAAAGAATGATAAGGGTTATAATATTAAATCATCAGGATTTAATATATTTGGAATATCTGATACTGTTTATTTAAGTGATATCCCAACTAATAATAGAGTTGGAAAAATATTCTTATTTAAATTGGAAGGAAGAAATTCTCCAGTTGTAGTAAGTAGTAATATTGGAACTATTGATTATGAAAGAGCTGAGATTCTACTTAAACCTATTAATATTGTAGGAACATCTAAGAAAGTTCAAGATATTCCTATTATAGAAGTATCTGCATGTCCTCAGTCTAATGACGTTGTGGGATTGCAAGATCTTTATTTACAACTTAGTATTAATAACAGTACTGTAGATATGGTATCAGATAATATTACTTCTGGTGAAAATACTGCAGGTAATCTTTACACAGCAACTTCAAGTTATATGGTGGGTGATATAGCTAGATTGACAGAAACAGAATCCTTAAATACTACCCTCACTTCCTCAGATACATATATCTTAGGGTCTCCTACATCACAACCATATTAATCCATCCCGTAAGGATAAATGCCAGAAAATACAAGAGTCAAAATTAGCTCAGTCGTTAAAAATCAGCTTCCTGATTTTATAAAGGCTGATTTTCCCCTTGCTGGAGATTTTTTAGCACAATATTATACTGCATTAGAAGGTCAAGGGTTAACCTTAGATATTTTACAGAATATTGACAAATATGTTAAAGTTGATGAATTAACGGATCTTATAGATTCTACATCTTTAACAACTAACGTAGGAATTACTGATAATACTATAACTGTAGATTCTACTACTGGATTTCCAGAGTCTTATGGGTTACTTGAGTTAAATTCTGAGATTATTACATATACTGGTATAACTACTAATACTTTTACGGGATGTTCTAGAGGATTTAGTGGAATTACTTCTTATAGGAGTCCAATTAATTCTGACGAATTAGTTTTTACTAATTCTGGAATTTCTACCCATGCTAGTGGTACAGTTGTTAATAATTTAAGTATTTTATTTCTACAAGAATTTTTTAAGAAATTAAAAAAACAAATTAATCCTGGATTTGAGGAAAGATCTTTATATTCTAGTATTAATGAAAGATTATTTACAAAACAAGTAAAAGATTTCTATTCTTCTAAAGGAACTGACCAATCTTTTGAAATTTTGTTTAGAGCACTATATGGGGAAGATGTAAACGTAATTAAACCAAGGGATTTCCTTTTTACTCCTTCAGATGCTGACTATAAGATTTCTAAGCAAATTGTAGTAGAGTCTCTCGAAGGTGATCCAGAAAAACTTATTAATAGGAATTTATTTCAAGATAATGTAGATGGATTCCCTCAAGCTACAGGTGCTATTAGTGATGTAGAGAAAATAACAAGGGGTGGAAATGTATATTATAGATTAAGTTTAGATTATATACCTGGGTCTAGTAGAGTAACTGGTGATTTTTCGATTCACCCTAATACTAAATTAGTAGATACTGTTTCTATAGGTTCTAGTGTACTGATTGTAGATTCTACAGTTGGGTTTGGAACTACAGGCAGTTTAGTTGCTAATTTTGATGATGGAACTTCTAATACTATACAATATACTTCAAAATCTTTAACTCAGTTTTTTGGATGTTCTGGAGTTGATAGAAATATTAATAGGACTCAGAATATTATAATAAATTCTTATGCTTATGGATACTCAGGAATAGGAACAGAAGAAGTAGTAAAAGTTAGAGTAACTGGTGTTTTATCCAATTTAGATTATAATTTTGAGGATAATAAGTTTAGTGAGATTGGGGATGTTATTGAACCTAAAGGGCTTGGTTCTAATAAAAATAATAAAATAATTGAAACTTTATTTTCCAATATTTCTACCACTTATAATGTAGAATCTATTGAATTAATTGACGAATCTAACTTTACTTATAAACTTACTTTATTTGATTCTCATAACTTTATTATAGGAGATAATGCTTTAATAAATGATATTCAATGTTCTATTATTTCTTTAGTAAGTTCTAAGGAGGTATTGATTAAAGGTGCTGGTAAGTTATCTATAAATGTTAATTATAAGATTCAAAGGTTAATATCTAAAGCTAATTTAAGTAATTATCCATCAACTAATATTTACACTGCAAATATTCAAAATTCTTATTTAGATGAAGCTGAAAATTCTTATATAGCGTCCCCTTCTATACCAAATTACTTTAATGATGCTTTAGATATTAGAGAAACTGATATTTTATTTTCTGGGAACTTTGATAATAGTACTGAAATTACTATACCCAATCATGGATTATTAACTGGTGAAAGAATAATTTATGTTGGTGGTGGTGATAATAATAAGTTAGATATTAATGAAAGTGAGTATTTTGTTAGAAAAGTAGATATTAATACCATACAGATTGCTAGAAGTAACTCAAATATTTCTAATGGTACATATCTTTCTTTTTCAGGAAGTGTAACTAATAATAAATTTGAAATATCTGATTTTTCTAATAAATCAATAAGATCTCAAAATTTAATAAGAAAAATACAAAATCCAATTAAATCATTATCTCCACAATCTACTCAAAGTGGAAAAACTGGTATTTTGGTAAATGGTGTAGAAATACTTAATTATAAGTCAAATGATGTTGTTTATTATGGTCCTTTAGATGAAATATCAGTTACAAGTCCAGGAGGTGGATATGATATAAGTAATCCACCTTTATTCTCTGCTTCAGATCAATCTGGTATTGGAGTATCTGCTTTTTGCGAAGTTGAGGGTACTATTGATAAAATTGAGGTTTCTGATGGTGGATTTGATTATCTTACAATACCTACTTTGAAAGTAGATGGTGGAAATGGAAAAGGGTGTATAGCAACTCCCAATTTAGTATTAAAAGAACATTCTGTTGAATTTGATTCTATACAAAGTGCCGGTTTAGTTAATCTCACTAATAATACTATAGGGTTTTCAACTTACCATAAATTTAGAGATGGTGAGCTTGTTTCATATGATACTCAAACACAAACAGCTATAGCAGGATTAACTACTGACGCTACTTACTTCTGCTGCGTTAAAGATGCTACTACAGTATCTTTACATAAAAATTATCAAGATGCTATAGCAGGAATTTCTACTATTGGTCTTACTAATTATGGAGCAGGTATTCAAGAATTAAAATGTCAATCTAAGAAAAGAGTAATTAGTTCTGTAACTATAGGTAATAATGGTTCTGGATATAAAAATAGATTAACTGCGATTACATCATCTGGAATTAATACTGCTACAAATACCATTAATATTAAAGGTCATGGTTATAAAACTGGAGAAAAGATTAGATATGATTGTAAAGGTACATCTGTTATAGGACTTGCAACTCTAACAGATTATTATGTAACAGAAGTAAGTGGAGATGCTTTTAAATTATCTTCTGTAGGTGTAGGATCAACAGCATCTAATTTTTATTTAAATAATAAAAAATATATCAATTTCAAGGATGGTGGTAGTGGATATCATGAATTTAATTATCCACCACTTTCAGTAACAGTATCTGGTGATATTGGAGTTTCTACTTTTTCTGGTCAGAACTTTGAAGCTTCTTTAAAACCTTTAGGGAAAGGATATATTAAGTCGGTGTATGTTGTTGATGGAGGGTCTGGGTATGGTTCTCAAGATATTATTAACTATAATAGACAACCAGAATTTTCTTTAAAGTCTGGTAAGAATGCTCAGTTATATCCTATAGTATCTGTAAAAGGACAAATAACAGAAGTTTTAGTACTTAATGCAGGTTCTGAATATAATTCAATTCCTCAATTATATGTTACTGGAGAAGGTGTGGGATGTGTTGTTGATCCAGTGTTGAAAAATGGAGTTATAGATTCTGTTAAGGTAGTTCATAGTGGAATTGGTTATACTTCTTCATCAACGCAAATAGATGTATATTCCAATGGAAATGAAGCAGAATTTTATTCTAACCCAAAAACTTGGACTATTAATACTTTTGAAAGATTACTTCAGAATGATCAAATTACAACTGATGATGGAGTTATAAGTGAAGGATTAAATTCTGAGTATCAATTAGAATATACTCATTTATATTCTCCTAGAAAATTAAGACAATCTACTTATATTAAAAAGTCTGTAGGAGATAAGGAAGTTTATGTTCCTGATTTATCATTAGAGAATGATATAGAAGAGGATTCAGAAAATCATTCACCTATTTTGGGATGGGCATATGACGGTTCTCCTATCTATGGTCCATATGGATATTCTACTAACTCAGGAGGTTCTTTAAAAGTACTTGAGTCTGGTTATTCTGTTGCTATAACATCATATAGACCTAACCCTCGTACATCTACTGGAGAACAAATTTACCCAGATGGATTTTTTGTTGAAGATTATGTTTTCCAGACGGATAAAGATTTAGATGAGCATAATGGAAGATTTTGTAAAACTCCAGATTATCCAGAAGGAGTGTATGCATATTTTGCTACTGTTAATCCTAAAGTTAAAGATTCTGAGGGGGCATTTAAAAATTATAGAAGACCTCAATTTCCTTATTTTATAGGTAATACATTTAAACATCAACCAATAGGATTTAATTTTAGTATTCAATCCAATCAAGATAATATAGATTTAAATAAAATAAATTTACTTAGAAATACAATTCCTTATAATTTCTTATTTGATAATTCTAAATATGATTTTCTAGTAAATCCTAACTCTATTAATGAACAAAAAACATTTGTTACTAACGTTAGTTCTGGAACAGTAAGTGAAGTTGGTATTACTACTGGAGGAACTGGATATCAAAATGATGATTATGTTTTCTTTGATAATAGAGGAACTAGTAATACTCAACCAGCTTCAGGTAGAGTAAATTCAATTGAAGGTAAAACTATAAATCAAATTAGTATTGCTAATACAACTTTTTCTAATGTAGAGTTTCTTCCTAGTCACAATACTAAAGTATATGTAGGATATACTACTATTCCTCATAATCTTTATGAAAATGAATTTATAACTATTAGTGGATTAAGTACAAATGGAATAAAAAATAACAGAGTCCAAAGTGCTGGTATAAGAACAGAAACATTTAGATTATTTGAAGAAGTAGCTGGAATTTCTACTACTGGTATAGTTACTTTCTTTAATATAACAGGAAATATAAATTCAGATTCTATTAAAGAAAATGATGTTTTAGGAATAGGAACTGAAAAACTAAAGGTTTTAAATCTTGATGAAAAATCATCTAGAATTAGAGTTATTAGGGGATATGATTCTACAGTAGGATCTTCTCATACAGCAAATTCTTTAATATCGCAAAATCCAAGATCTTTATATTTCATACCTGTAGGTGGAAGTGTTAATAGTAATTTTAAGATTAATAAAGAATTATATTTCAATCCTAAGGAATCTGTTGCTTTGGGTAATATTTCTGGTGTGGGTATTGGATCTACTTTATTCTTTTCAAATCCAGGAACAGGTATTAGTGAAATCTTTATTCCTACAAAATCAATTTATTTTAAAAATCATGGATTAAAATCTGGAGATTCTCTAATTTATAAAACTAATCAAGGAACTGCTTTAGGAGTTTCTACTGATGGTACTATGGAGTTTAGTCTTTCTAATGAACAGACTTTATATGCTGCCCCATTCTCGAAAGATTTAATAGGTATTGCTACTGCTAGAGTTGGTTTAGGTTCTACGGGAACATATGTAGGAATTACTAGTACTACAAATGTTAGTACTTTATATTTTACAGGAATAGGAACTGGATTATATCATAGTTTAAAAACTAATTATGAGAATGTTTTAACAGGAAAAATAGAAAAATCATTAGCAACAGTATCTACTGCTTCAACTCATGGATTAAAAACTAAAGATTCTATAATTTTAGAAGTTCTTCCTGGAATTACTACTACTATAAAAGTAGCATATAATGATTATAATAGAAGATTGGTTATAGATCCTAGATCCTTTGCTTCTGGAGATGTTAATGTAGGGACTAATATTATAACTATTGCTAGACATGGATATAAGGTAGGACAAAAAGTTATTCATACCGCATCCACTACATCTGGTGGTTTAGTTAATAATGGAATTTATTATGTATATGTTGTAGATTCAGATTCTATTAAATTATGTAATGAATATTATCAGTCCACTAATTCAGCACCTCAAGTAATCAACATTACTAGTGCTTCTGCTGGTACTATTTCTCCAATTAACCCTAATATAAAATTAGAAAAGGATCAAAAAATAGAATTTGATTTATCAGATTCTTCATTATCATTTAATAATAATGAAGTTGCATATAGTGCATTTGATTTTAATCTTTATGGTGATAATGATTTGAGTAGTCTTTTCTATACATCAAGAAAAACTGATGATTTTAATGTTAGTAAGAGTGGAAGGATTGGTATAGATGCAACTGCTATTTTAACAATTAAAAACGTAGAAGAAATTGGAAAAGATTTATATTATAATTTAACTCCTATAAATGATGATCTTAATGATGATGTAAAAAAAGAAATTATTAGAGATATTGATAATATTGATAATTCTAATAGTTTATCTTGGTCTATTAATCCTTTAAATGGAAATCATAGTATTGTAGGATTTGGTACTACTACTGTATCATTTTCAGTACAAGTTTCTCCAGGAAAATTAGAATATCTATCATCTGATGGAAATTTAAAATATTATACAACTTCTAAAAATGCTTATGGTCCTATTAAATCAATAAGCCTTGAACGTGTTGGAAGGGGATATAAATCTTTACCTGGGATTGCTACTGTGTTTACTACTTTTGGTAGTGGTGCAATTTTAAATCCTGAGAGTAAAACTATAGGTAGAATATCAAATGTAGATATTAGAAATATTGGTTTTGATTATTCTGCAGATAAAACTTTAAGACCTCAATCACAACTTCCTCAATTAATAGAAGTTGATGCTTTTACTTCTATTCAGCGGATAGGAATTAGTTCTATAGGTACAAATTATTTAAATTCTCCTAATTTTATAGTTTTAGATGGATTAACTAAGAAAGTAGTTAATGATATAGATTTAGAATATACAATGGGAAATTCTTTTGTTAGGATTTTAAATAATAGTAAAAATTTAAATAATGTTATTCCTACCATTATTCCTACTGGTAATTCTAATGGAATAACAATTAATAATATTGATTATAATGAAGGAACTAAAGATGTAACAGTTACTATTGGAGCTAGTTTTAGCGATGCTGCTGATTACCCTTTTGAAGTGGGTAAGAAAGTTATGATAGAAGGTGTTAGTGTTGGAGTAGGAAGTACTGGAAAAGGATATAATAGTGAAAATTTTGAATATACTTTATTTGAAATAAAAGCAACCGATCCTAATATAGGAGGAACTCTTGGAACTGTAAGATATAATTTAAGTGATGTTATTCCTTCTGGATCTGTTCCTGGAAATTTCATACCTACATCTTCTGCTGGTAAAATCATTCCAGAAAGTTATTTCCCAATTTTTGACATAGAATTAGTAAAGAATAGATTTGATATAGGAGAAACTTTAATTAGTGGAAATAAGAAAGGTATTTTACAATCAGTTAATCCTTTAAGTGGAATTCTTAAAGTATCTTCTCCATACACCTTTTTAAAAGATGAATCTATAATAGGAGAAACTTCAAAAACAAAAGGTTCCATTATTGATTCTTTTTCTTACAATTCTTTCTATAATGTAGATTCTTCTTCAGTAGTTAAAGAAGGATGGAAGTCTAATTCTGGATTCTTAAATAATAATCAACAAAGACTTTTTGATAGTGATTATTATCAATATTTCTCATATTCTCTTCAATCTGAAGTTCAGTATGAGAAGTGGAAAGAAGTAGTGTCTTCTTTAAACCATACTGCAGGATTTAAGAAATTTAGTGATTTGATTGTAAGAAGTGAATCTTACTCAGGAATAAGCACAGATCAAAATGAAACTAAGTTTGAAGTTATAACAGATTTAATTTCTATTATGGATTTAAATACTGTATTTGATTTTGATTTAGCAAGAGAAAAAACTTTAGAAATAGATTCTTCAATAATTTCTGATGAAATTATTTTTGATTCTAAGATTCTTCAAGATTATAAGGAGTCTATAGGTAATAGAGTTTTAACAGTTGATGATATTAGTGGCGATTTTAATGATAATGCCAGAACAGATCCTTTTATGGCTGTTGATACCTTTACTTTAGCAAATGTTAGATATAAGAAGTATATCACTTATATTCGTGATAAGAGATATACTAAAGAAAGACAATTATTATTAGTTTCTGCTATTCATGATGATATTGGTAATATCTATCTAAACCAATATGGTAGAGTTGAAACTCCTACTGATGCTGG